GGCGACTCATTCAAGATCTCCAACAATCACCGGGCGTACTACGCGAGATATTTTCACGTTATGTACCCAGAGCATGACGGTTTCTTCCGGACCAAGATGCTCAGAAGCCTTAACCAGGGAGAACAAAAATGAACCTGAGACCACACCAGGAACATGCCATTGATCTGCTGCGCGACTCACTGCGCAGAGGGAAAAGAAGACCAATGCTCGCAGCACCATGTTCATTCGGCAAAACCATCACAGCAGCTGCGTTACTCAAATCTGCCCTGGACAAGGGTAAACGCGGAATCTTCATCTGTGACCGCATCAAGCTAGTCAGTCAAACACTCAAAGCATTCGACAAGCAGGGGCTCCCGTTCGGGGTCATGCAGGGAAACCATGAGCTAACCGATGCACGCCAGCCGATCCAGGTTGCATCGATCCAGACACTGTCGCGTAGACGCACAATGCCTGAGTTCGATTTTGCGATCGTTGATGAAGCGCACACACACTACAAGCACCTGACCACGATGATGGAAGCGTACAACAACGTGGTTTTCGTTGGCCTTTCTGCGACACCGATGAGTAAGGGCCTGGGCAAACATTACGATGATTTGGTTGTCCCGATCACCACTGAGGAGCTGCTGAACCTAGGTTATCTTTGTCCTGTCGAGTATTACGGTGGACGAGAGCTCAACACCAAGGGGATCCAGGTCAAAGCATTACCGACTGGCGGGACCGATTTCGATCCCAAGATGCTGGGTGAGGCAGCAGAGAAAGACGTAAAGCTCACAGGCGATATCGTCACCAACTGGGTGAAGCATGGATGGGGCAGGCAGACGATCGCGTTCAGCCCATCGATCAAGCACTCGAAAGGCCTGGTTGAAGAGTTCAAGAAGTTTGGCATCCCTGCTGCACACATTGACGGCTACATGGATGAAGCAGACCGGCAGAGACTTTATGCGGCACATGACGCTGGAGAGTTTCTGATCCTGTCCTGCAGCAAGTTACTGAACACCGGGTACGATGCACCATCTGTCAGCTGCCTGATCGATTGTCGGCCCACAAAAAGCAAAATCGTATTTGTGCAAACGGCAGGCCGAATATTCAGAACAGCACCTGGCAAAGAGAAAGCCATCTACCTTGATCACAGCGGAAACATTCAACGCCACGGCTTCCCAGAATTTATCACGCCATCAGAGCTGGACGATGGCAGCAAGCGATTCAGCGAGGATCGCCAGGTCAAGAAGAAAGAGAAGAAGGTCAACAGCTGCCCGAAATGCCAGCTCAAGATGACTGGCCCGAAATGCGTCTGTGGTTTTGAGTTCAAGCAGACAGAAGAGATGCACACCGATGGCACTGAGCTGGTAAAGCTGCAGAAGAAATCGAACAAGACCTATTCGCCAGAGCGGAAGGCTGAGTTCTTTGGTGAGCTACTGCACTACGCAGAGACCAGGGGATACAAACGCGGATGGGCTGCCGTCCACTACAGAGACAAGTTTGGGGTATGGCCCAACAAGATAGAACCGGTGAAAGTCTCTGGCCTATCGGAAGAGGTGACAAACTGGATCAAGCACCAAAATATCAAGGCGCGTTACCAAGCAATGAAAAAAGTCGCATAAAGTTGCAAATAAATGTTGACGAGGTAATCGTAAAGTGAGACTATACACATGTCGGGAATGAAGCAGAAATTAAGGAAAAACGACATGAAAACATTAAAGATCAAAAAAGTTTACGCAGGCGTTTACGAAGTTATCAACCACGGTTGGGATGCGTCAAATGGCCGCCTCGAAATCTACAAGTCTGACTGTCAAGAAGGTTGGAAGTCATCGTACTGTGACTCATTGTTTGCAACCCTGTCAGAAGCAAAGGCAGAGACGTTTGCTGCACTTGAGTGTGATGGATTGGGAGTGGCAGCGTAAGCTGCCCCTGGGGGAAGAATCATGATGTACAGAATCGGAACATATTTCGTTTATCCAAAGGGCCAGGAAAACAAAGGCATGAAGATCGACTGCGTTAGCTTTGAGGCTGCCAAGTCAATGTTCAACGAAGCCAACGGTATCGCTGACACATCTGACGCTAGAAAGCGTTTGTGGGCAAGGAGAGTCGCGTAAGCGGCTCCTGGGGGGAATCATGAGTTTAGGTCAAGCACTAGGGTATGTCGGGTTCTTTGGCATGATGTGGATCGCTGTGGTTATTTTCGCAGCAGTCCTGGATAACGCGCTGCGCAGATTGTTTAGCATCGGTCTGTTCCCTGACAACTACTTTGGGCCCAGCAAGTCAGCTGGAGCTCTCACTCACTGCACACAATGTAATGCGATCCTGGTTGATCGTGACTACTGCCGTAACTGTGGAGAGGTAAACATATGATAGCCAAGCACCCAACCTGTCCCAACTGTGGCGACAACGTGTTACGCGAGCACCTGAACCAGGGTCAAGAGGTCTGCCGCTGGTGCGGACCTACCAGGGACCTGGACACTTACGGTGAGTTAGAGAAAGAACGATTCGATACCTGGTACGGAGAGTATCTGGATGAAAAGGGGGCAGAATGAACAACAAGGCGATGAATGAACCAACACTGGACGATGTCATGACTCACTGGAGCAAGTGTGGATCGATCAAGGATACGGCAGAACACTTTGACAAGAGCTACAAGTCAGTCGAGATCATGGTTGGCCGGTACAAGCACGCTTACGAGCGCAGCTTCAATTTCCCGCACATTATCCACGCTAAGAGGTTCGGGGCATGAGTGATGATCAAAAGCGTAAGTGGGTTGGAATTGTAGCGCAGGACGCTAACCGCATTTTTTTCAAGGATGAGTACAAAGCATTGCTAAAAGCAGACGCAGTCGCCCTCGCTAACTTCTTGATTGAGGTTGAAGATACGTTGAAAGAGAAGAACACATGAACACAGTCTGGCGAGTCACAGACAGGCGTAAGGGCGTGACAATACACTTGGAAAAGAAGCCACACGTTCGTAGATACATGCTGGATAACAAGCATCACGATGAGATTGAAGTGATCGAGCTCAACTGGACGTACAAGTCGCAGCTGCTTCAGATAATCAACGGTGCATATGCTCTTGGTGGACTAGATACGTTTAGGTTCAAGAGAGGCGATGATTGAATAAGACTATCTGCCTAGTGTATAAAGCATCCATACATCAATCACTTTGGACGCTGACATGGCACAGAGTAAAGGCGGAAGGCCTAGTAAATACAACGATGAACTCGCAGATCGCATGATGATTGAAATCGCATCAGGGATGTCAGTGCGAAAATTATGTGATGAACACGAGTGGACTCCGGACCAGAAGACGTTTTACACATGGATGTTTAAACACCCGGAGTTTCTCCAGAAATACGAGATAGCTAAGGCAGCCCAGGCTCAATGGGCAGCCGAATTGATCGAAGAGATCGCAGACAACGCGACTAATGAAGATATCCAGGTTGCCAAGCTCAGAGCCGATGTTCGTAAGTGGACATCATCCAGGCTGCTGCCAAAGAAGTATGGCGATCGCACGCATCTAGATCACAACTCAAGCGATGGATCATTCGCACCCATCACAGTAGTACAGAACGTAATCGTGAGGCCTGGCGATGCAGACTATCCAGTTCAAGACAGCTGAAGTATTTGAACCACTGTTGTACCCAGCTCGCGTAAAAGCAGCCTGGGGTGGACGAGGATCAGGGAAGTCCCATTTTTTCGCAGAGCTCTTGATTAGAGACGCATTGCTGCAGCCAGGACTACGCGCTGCATGTATCCGGGAAGTACAGAAGTCACTCAAGCAATCATCCAAGCGACTGATCGAGGATAAGCTGCAGGCATATAACCTGGGTGAGAATGCCGGGTTTAAGGTCTTCCGCGAGGTGATCGAGACTCCAGGGGATGGAGTAATGATCTTCACCGGGATGCAAGACCACACCGCTGACTCTATCAAGTCCCTGGAAGGTTTCGATCGAGCATGGATCGAGGAAGCTCAGTCCATCAGTCACCGATCGCTAGAGCTGCTGACTCCGACAATTCGGAAGGACAAGTCAGAGATCTGGGCTAGCTGGAACCCTAACCGGCCAAC